CAGCCGAAAAACCGCAGCTGTTCTATTTGAAGCACATTGATATGAGTAAAGCAGATAAAGAATGTGATTGGTACCTGATTACTGATTGTGTGAAATTGTGTCATGAATGGGTAGGGAAAAATCTTAAACCAAAGGATGATGATTTCAAATTCACCCAGGAAGAAATCGACAGCATGCAAACTGGGAGCTATGAAAAGATTGAGGTGGAAGAATGAGAAAGCAAACAACATGTTATATCTGTGATAAACCGCTCGAGCCTGAATGGCTTCCAGAAGGCGAATTTACTATATGTGACGAATGTTCATCAGATACTGACGAAATTTCGGTTGAAAAACTGCAGAGAGAAAACGAAATCATGAAAAAGGCACTGACAGAAATAGCATATGGAGAATACAATACTTTCAAACTTTCAGCAGTTCCTATTGCCAAGCAAGCACTCGCAGCGCTAGAAGGGGGAGAGGATGAGTGAAATAATTAAATGCCCAATCTGTCACAAAATGGCAGGGATAAGATATGACATAAATAGAGTTTATCTAGTGAAAGTGGTGGAGGGATGACAACAGAGGAAATAGTACAAAACTACCAAATAAAGTTGTTAAAGATTATATTCAAAGAAATTGATAATCTGATGACGAAAAAAGAAAATGCGGATATTAACGCACATAAACTTGCTGAAAATGGGGACTCTGTCAGAACATCAGCGTATTGGAAATCAGTAGGTAATGCAGAGTTTTACATTAAAGAAATTTATCAAAAATTGAGTGCTTTATCGGAAATGGATAGACTTTTCCGATGGTCGGAACATCTACACCAAGAACCATTAAAATTTATAGAAAAGTATCCAAGAGTTATGGAGAAATACAGACAAACTAATATCGCTGGTCAAGGATTGGTGGGGAGGGATTGAATGAAATCAAGCTGGAAGAATCAAAGACAAGCAACTAAAAAACGGCAAATTAAGTTATTAAGATGGCGAAATAATTTTGTCAGAAAATATGGATTTAAAAATATTGCTGAATTAGGAATTAGAGTTAGTGAGGCTGCCAGAAAAATAACGGATGCTTTCTATAGAGTTCTAAAACAATTAACGAAAATGAGGACAACCAATGAAACTAATGTGTAAGCTGTTCGGGCATAAGTGGTCGGAATGGAGAGTATATTTATTTGGCACTGATGAAGAACGCTTTTGTGGGCGTTGCTACATTACGAACAAACGATTCAACCGCTCAGGCCTTGACGAGTCAGAGAACGTGTTTGGGGAGGAATGAATGAATTTACTAGATTATGTATTTTTTACGCTTGTAGCTTTAATAGGCGGCGCATTCATGAAGCTGGCTTTAGATTTACTTGTAGCTAAAAAAATTGAAGATATTCAAAATATCAATGACACTGATGAAATTTACAAGAATTTGCATAAAGAAGTTTATAGAATTGTCAAAGGTAAAACTTTAGGGGGTGAAACAAAATATTTTGTAGAAAAAAAGTATGGTAATAAATGGATGGCTTTTGAAGGTCTAGGCAAAGAAACAATCGATGAAGCAAGAGAATTGAAAAACTGGCTGATTACCGAGGATGAACAAAAAATTAACAACACAGTTTTAGAAAAGAAAGTAATAGAATGACAGAAGCTGAAAAATGGCTTGATAAACATATGGATTGAGGTGGAAAGTGCATAAAAAAATAAGAGACTACTTGACAAAATTTGTTATATTCTTAGTTGTTTTCATGACTACTTCTAATATGATTAGTATGTTTTTTAAAAATGCAACAACTAGCGAATGGATTTTAACTATTGTTATTTCTTCAATCGCAGCATATCAAAATATGGATTGAGGTGGAGATGAAATTACTTAAATCGTTATTGATAGCAATTGGCATTGTAACTTTAGGTTTTACCATTGTTATAGGAGAAGTATTAATATTTAAAGTTTTTGGAACAGTCGCTTTCCTTTTAGTAATGGCTCTGCTCTTAGTCATTGCTTATACGACTTTATTTTACTTAGCGGAAAAGGATAATTGAACGCAAAAAAAGCCCGAACTGACCAGGTTCGAGCGAAAGTAAAACCAAAACTTTTTGTTTTTATGGTCTAACAAATTATATCATACTGAGCTAGGAACTCGCTAAACTCAACTGGATGGAAAAGATGTCACAAGAAATTACTGTTGATTTTTCAGAACAAATCGCTAAAACACAAACTAAAATTGATAGGCTTCAAAAATTGACTCATCATGTTAGAAATCAAAATATTGTTTTAGATGATTTTAAAAATAATCATATACCTAGGGATACAAAATTTGAATTAAACTTGGGAGGAGTTTTAAAATGTTCCGTTAAGATTAATGTTGGTACGCTCATCCCTTTGTTGGAACAAAATATTGAAGATAATACGGCTCTTATCCATGAGTTGGCTAAAGAACTAGGAATCGAGGTTCAATAGAATGTTAGAAATTAATAATCAAGACAGAGGGAGTGGAAAGACCACTAAAATTATTGAACTTATGGTGGATGATGAATTAGCTTTGTGCTTGGTTCCGTACTATGAAATTAAACGCTCGCTATTTCCAAAAGAATTGCAAAAAAGAGTTATATCCGCAAGAAGTTTCAAAAATGTATATGATGAACTCCAGGGTAGAAGATACAATAAAATATATATTGATGAACTTCTATATTCCAATTTTTTTATTGCTGAGCTGTTCTATAATTTTGGCCGTCGGTCGGATATTTCGATTATTGTTTACGGAACTGATAATAGTTAAATAAAAAAAGCCCACGGCAATGGGCTTCGGCATGATTGTATCTAATACTATTATACCACAGTTGGAGGGCCCTTTTAAATGGCAGATAGATTAGATAATTTACTTAGTGACTACATGACTGGAATGCTTCAAGTTAAAATCAATTCAAGAGAACGCTGGATCACTCGCGAGAAACATGAGGAAAGAATTGGAAGTGGTGGTAGTAGTTCAAACACTGCACCACAAGAGCGCAACTATTTGATTAAAGAAGCAGATAAAGAACTTGGTAGACTTAACGACCAGAAACAAACGCTTGATGAATTAATGGAAGTTATACAAGGAACAATTGTAAAGGATGTTATTATCGCTAGATTTAAACATCGGTTATCTTGGTATAAAGTGGGAATAAGAGTTTGCTTAGATGAAGATGCTGCAAGAAAACAATACGTATCATTTAAGAAAACATTGAGGGATGGATTATGGAGAAATACTTTGGACTGATTTTGCGTTCCGTTTTTGACCCGTTTTTAACCCGTTTATTTCCTGATTTACATGCGATAATGGTAGCATGAAGTAAAAGGCAAAAGCACAAATATCATAAGTATCGGTTTGAATTTGCTTCATAAGCTTGTTGGGGTTCGACTCCCTGACTTGCTATATCCAACATTATTTGGGGCTGATAATACTAGTACAGTTTCCGAATAATATTAATAAGTCAGTGCGGTTGGAGCTGACAGCAAGGAATAGAAACGACTTCGCTAATAGAAGTTATAGAGTTCGTGACTCTATCTTGCTATTATATTTTATTACAGGTTGTCCAATGGGCAGCCTTTTATTATTGGATTTAAAAATAAGATAGGAGGGAGGTATGAAACTTACTGAAAAACAGAAGAAGTTTGCAGATTATTACATAGAGTTAGGAAATGCAACGCAAGCAGCCATTAAAGCAGGTTATTCTGCCAAATATGCAAACACTAACGCTAGCAAACTACTACAAAATACTACAATTAAAAGTTACATTGATGAGCGAATGGATCAGATGGCTTCAAAACGTATTATGGGCGCTAAGGAAGCCGTTGAATTGCTTTCCAGTATAGCTAGAGCAGAGATAACTGAACGTGTCGTGGTGAGCACGCCAATGGGCGTAGAAGAGGTTGATAAACCGCCAGACTTAAAAACGAGAATGCAAGCGATAAGAGAAATATTGAAACGATATCCAGATAACGACAAGCTTCTTGAGCAACAATTAAGAAAAGTTACTGCTGATGCTGATCTTGCTGAATTCAGGGTTGGGATGATTAAAAATGTTGCCGATGAATCGACTGAAGATAAGCTGGACGAATTGCTTGGTAAAATTAGTGAGGTTATAGATGATAAGTGATATTTATAGCAAGAAACAAATTGAAGTACTAAAGCAAACAGTAAATAAAGATTGGTTTATAGCTCTTCTTCACGGTGCTAAGCGTTCAGGTAAAACAAAGATGAATAATGATTTATTCTTGTTTGAATTAAGACGAGTTCGTAAGATAGCCGATGCAGAAGGTGTCAAAGAACCTATGTATATTTTGGCCGGTGTTTCATCATCGACAATTAACAAAAACATACTACAAGAGCTTTATAATATGTACAATATCGCACCACAATTTGATAAACATAACAACTTTAAATTATTTGGAGTAAAAGTGGTTCAAGCATACACTGGAAATATCGGTGGAGTTGGTGCTATTCGTGGTATGACTGCTTATGGAGCATATGTTAATGAAGCTTCACTTGCTAAACAAGAAGTATTTGCTGAAATTGTTTCTCGTTGTTCAGGTAATGGCGCAAGAATTCTAGCAGATACTAACCCAGATAATCCTGAGCATTGGTTAAAGAAAGAATATATAGATAAGCCTAACGAAAATGTTAAGGCTTTTCATTTTGAATTAGATGATAATACTTTCTTATCTGAGAGGTACCGTGAAAATATCAAGGCAGCAACGCCAAGCGGTATGTTTTATGACCGTGATATAAAAGGACTTTGGGTATCTGCTGACGGTGTGGTCTATCAAGACTTCGATAGTAACAAACACTATATACAATCCAAAGACTTACCTAAATTATCAACATTCTATTGCGGTGTTGACTGGGGTTATGAACACTGGGGTTCGATTGTTGTTATCGGAGAAACGGACGATGGAACAGCTTATTTAATCGAAGAACACGCAAAACAACATGAAGAAATTGACTATTGGGTAGATATAGCAAAGGGAATTCAAGAACGTTATGGTTCAAGAGTTCCCTTCTACTGTGATTCTGCTCGTCCTGAACATGTTGATAGATTCAAACGAGAACACATTGAAGCGTTTAATGGAGATAAAGCACGTTTAACTGGTGTTGAAGCAGTTGCTCGTAGATTTAAGAAAGATAAGTTGTTTATTTGTAGAGATAAAGTTAAGAAATTTCCTAATGAAATATATCAATATGTTTGGGATGAAAAAAAGGGAGAGCCAATAAAACTATTTGATGATGTACTTGACTCTTTGCGATATGCAATTTACACCAATGAGGTAAGAAATGGCAAGACCGCTGAAATTGTGAGCAAAGTACAATTTGGTCTTTACTAAAGGAGAAACATGGCAATTAAAATAAATAGAGAGATGGCAGGAAATTTAAATAGTCCTACTTCAGAACTCCTAAATTATTGTATCTCTCAACACTTAAGTACTATAGGGAGATTAGACAAACTATCCGATTATTATGATGGCAAACAAGATATTTTAAAGCGAACAAAAGATAATGATGCAATTCCTAATAACAAAGTCGTTGTCAATCATGCAAAGTATGTGACTGATATGAATGTCGGTTTCATGGTAGGAAATCCAGTAGCTTATACAAGTAGTGATGATATCCAAGCAATTCTTGATGCTTATACAAAAGTTGATATTGTCTCTCATGATACTGAATTGGAAAAAGATTTGTCAGTATTTGGGATAGGTTATGAATTGATCTATATGAATAAAGACCCACTTACTGGGAAAGTATTCGCTGATATTAAGTGTATTGACCCACGTGGAATCTTTTTGGTTACAGATGATACGATTGATGCGAATCCATTGTTTGCAGTACATTATCAACCAGTATATAACTTACAAGGCGCTGTTGAGTACTACCTGGTTAAATACTATAACGATAACAGAGTACTTACATATAGAGCAGCTTCCATTGGTTTTGGTGATTATCAGCTATTGAAAGCTGTGCCTCACTACTTTAAAGCTGTTCCAGTTATTGAATATCGCAATAATGAAGAACGACAAGGAGATTTTGAGCAAGCAATTAGTTTAATTGATGCTTATAACTTGCTTCAGTCTGACAGATTGAACGATAAAGAAGCTTTTGTTGATGCAATTCTTTTTATCCGCGGGTTTACCTTACAGGATGGAGATGGTGCTAGGTTAGCAAAAGAAAAGATAATGCAGACATCATTTAAACCTGGTGAAGTAGATGCAAGTTATCTTACTAAACAAATGGATGAGAATTCAGTGGCTGTCTTACGTGATGCGCTGCTTGAAGATATTCACAAAGTAACTTATGTGCCTAATATGAATGACAAAAACTTCTCAGGCAACGTCTCAGGCGAGGCAATGAAGTACAAGCTCTTTGGATTACTGCAGCTTATGTCAGTTAAAGAGCGATATATGATAAAAGGTCTCAGACAACGCTTGATTCTCTTTGCGAATTATTTAGAAATAAGCAACAATAATGTTGATATTGGCGGTATTAAGATTAATCTCAAACCTAATTTACCAATCAATACAACTGATATTATTAATCAAATTGTTCAGGCTCATCAAGCAGGGATCTTACCGCTTAAAGTATTACTTTCATGGCTTCCAGACATTGATAATGTTGACGAAGTAATTGAACAGCTTCAGGAGGAAAAAGAGGAAGCTATCGAAATGAATCAAAAAGCTATGGGCGTACAGGCAGAAAATAGCCACTCTAAACTTGATGATCCACCTGATGAAAATGAGGAAGAAAATCAAGATAATAATAACCAGTCTGACAATCAGACAGAACAAAAAGGAGACCAAGAAAATGGCTAAAACAACAAACAATAAAACTAAAAAAACTAACACTAAAGCAGCAAAAACTCCTAAAGTAACTAAAACTAAGGGGAAAGCAAAAACTGCTACTAAAACAGCAACTACTAAAAAGAAAGTAGTTAAGAAACCAGTAGGAAAAATAAAAAAAGCTAAATGATTACAGCCAAATTCAAAAAGAACAATAACCAAATATACTGGTATCAAGTGACAGGTCATGCAGGCTTTGCAAATATCGGGAATGATATTGTTTGTGCTGGAGTCTCTTCATTGTATATCACGATAACCAATAAGCTCTTAGCATTAGGCAGGACTTTTGAGCGTGATGGTGGTTACTTTGTTCTTGATCCTACTGAACAGGAGATTGTTTGCTTAGAATTGCTTCATGAAGGTGTTGTTTCAATAGCTAAGCAATACCCTGATAACGTGATAGTGGAGGAATAAAATGAAAATTGTAACGATTACAACAACAAGCAAGAGAATATTCGACTTCTCTGTTAAAGATGATGTTTGTCATAAAACCCTCATAAACAATATAAAAAGTGAGGGTATAATTCTAGAAGACAACAATAAAACAACAGCTATCAATCCTGATTATATTGAAACTATTGAAATCGAGCTTGCTAATGATAAGGGTGTTTTAAAAGGCAAAGACGCTTCTAAGGGAGTTATTAATTCAGCGCATTCTTTAGGAGGAGCGACGGCAATTAGTAGTGAAGGTGATTTAGTGGTACTGCTTGGTGGTAAAGAGTTCGGACGTATATCTATTTCAGATAT